GGGCTAAAACGCTGGCAAGCGGTGGCAAATCTATCGTGGAGCAGCTTGCGGCGCACCTTGGAGGCATGAGCAAACTAGCAATCGTGCCCGAAATCGGGGTGCAAGACGGCATCCAAGCGGTTCGGATGGTGTTGCCCAAGTGCTATTTTGACCCTAGTTGTGAGGAAGGACTAGAGGCTTTGCGCCAATATCAAAGGGAATATGACGAGGACAAGAAGGCATTTAGACAAAATCCTCGTCACGACTGGTGTTCGCACCCAGCCGATGCCTTTAGAATGTTAGCAGTCGCCTACAGGCAAGAGGCAATAGATCAAGCGCCGCCCAAGGGCAAGACCCTGCAAACCATCAGTTTAGATGAACTGTGGGAATATGACAATCAACACAAACAGGAGCGAATATGAGCCAGCCAGTCGCAGAAGTCGGTGGATACAAAAACATCACAGCTACGGGGGCAGTTTCGACAGGGGCTTGCCAACTGCTTGGTTTTTATATCAACACCACCACCGCAGGCACTTTAGTTCTACGGGATGGCGGCGCAAGTGGAACGGTGATGTCGGGCACAATCACGCCAGCTATCGGGTTTCACCGATTCCCTGCAAATGTGGGAACAAGTCTTCATGCGACTATTGCTGGCACGGCATTAGACGTAACATTCTTTTTTGCTGCGGGTAGCTAATGGCTTACGAAGAAACCGGTGCTTACGAGGGCGATGATCCTGGCCCGTACTGGCACGATCAAATTGAATCCGCACAAAAGGTTTTTGACAAGTGGGAAAAGCGCGGGCATAAAATTGTTAAGCGCTATCGGGATGACCGCGATGCGGTAGAAATGCCCCGTGTTCGGTACAACATCCTTTGGTCAAACATTCAAGTGCTGTTTCCCGCGCTGTACGGCAGGCAAGCAAAACCCGAAGTTTCCCGCCGTTACATGGATCAAGACCCCGTGGGCCGTTTGGCATCAACAATGCTTGAACGGGTCATGGAGTATGAAACAACCCAATTCAACGACTTTGACCAAGCCATGCGCGGCGCGGTGGAAGACCGTTTGTTGCCTGGTCGCGGCACAGCATGGATTCGCTACGAGCCAGTAATCGTCAACGAACAACCTGGTGAAATGAAAGAGCCAGAGGAAGCGCAAGTTTACGATGTTGTAGAACAGCCAACCGAGCGCATTGACGCAGCTCACAGCCCCATTGATTACGTTTATTGGACAGACTTTTTGCATTCGCCAGCCCGCACATGGGACGAAGTATGGTGGGTCGCCCGTTGCGTTTACATGACCAAAGAGGAAGGCATCGAGCGTTTTGGCGATGTGTTTAAAAACGTTGGCTTAGATAGCAGCAACACGGACATGGATGCCAAAAATCCAATGACCGCTAAAAACACTTATGACAAAAAAGCCAAGGTGTTTGAGATTTGGAACAAGCGCACGGGTAAAGTCTGCTGGCTGGCAAAGGGTTATCCACAGTCTTTAGACGAGCGCGATGACCCGTTAGAACTAGAAGAATTTTTCCCGTGCCCGCGCCCGTTAATGGCAACCACGACTACCGGCACAATGATTCCTGTGCCCGATTATTGTGAATATGAAGACCAAGCGCAAGAATTGGACAACTTAACCCAGCGCATTTTCTTGCTTACCAAAGCCTGTAAAGCCGTGGGCGTGTTTAATGCCGAATTCAAGGAACTAGGCCGTTTGTTTACTGAAGGCGTAGACAACAAGCTATTCCCCGTGACCGCATGGGCCGCAATGAGCGAAAAAGGCGGGCTAAAAGGCGCAATTGACATGATGGACACCTCGACCATCATTGTCACTTTGCGGGAACTATACGCCGCACGGGAAGCCGTCAAGCAAGCAATTTACGAGATTATGGGCATCTCGGACATTTTGCGCGGTGCATCAAAAGCGCAAGAAACGTTAGGCGCACAGCAGCTCAAAGCAAACTTTGGCAGCTTGCGAATGCGAAATAGCCAAGGCGATGTGGCGCGGTTTGCATCCGACATCTTTAAGCTAAAAGCGCAAGTCATTTGCAAGTTTTACCCGCCCGAGTTGATTGTGGCAATGTCTGGCGTAATGGACACATCGGACGGGCAAGACCCGCAGTTGCTGCAAGCCGCCGTGCAAATGTTGTCCAACAGCACAATCCGCGACTTTCACATTGCGGTTGAGGCCGATAGCTTGGCGCAGATTGACGAACAGGCAGAAAAGCAAGGCGCACAAGAAGCCATCCAAGCCATTGGCCTATTCTTGCGTGAGGCAATCCCAATGATTAGCCAAGCGCCCGAAACGCTGCCAATGGCCTCCGAGATGCTGCTGTTCTTGGTGCGCCGTTTCCGTGCTGGTCGCGGGTTGGAAAGCGCAGTAGAACGCGCTATGAAAGCCTTGGAGCAAAAAGCTGAAATGGCTAAACAGCAGCCGCCTGGCCCGCCGCCCGAGATGTTGCAAATGCAAGCCGACCAACAGGCCGAGCAGATGCGGATGCAAGCGCAGGCGCAGACCGAACAGATGAAAATGCAAGCCCAAGCGCAGGCTGAGCAAGGCAAAACGCAGTTTGATCTGCAAATGCACCAGCATCAAATTCAGTCAGAAATGCAATTAGCACAAATGAAAGCCGATTTTGAAATTGCTAAACAAAACAATGAATTGCAAATAAAAGCGCAAGAATTGATGGCGCGGGAACAATACGACCGATGGAAAGCAGAGCTAGATGCAGCAACCAAAATTATGGTGGCCCAAATTGGTGCAAAAGCTGGCCTAGACCAAGCCGCAATGAGCGCACAAGCGGCGGCATCCGAAGAAATTGATTCCACCTTGGGCGACGGCATGACTGAGGCTATTAACCGGTTTACCGATATGCAGGGACAAACGCTTGAGCAAATTAGCGGGGTAATGCAAGCAATTGCAGAGCCAAAAATCCTATGAAAGAAACATGGGTTTTCCCGTCTGACGGCTCCGAAGCTTACGAAAAAAGCAAAGGATCACCGGCTGACCGAATGATGGTGTTTGGCGACATCGAGCCGTTTAGGTCGCCAGATGGTCAAATGATTATGGGCCGCGCCCAATGGCGGGAACACTTAAAAGCAACCGATACTATAGAAATGGGACATTCGGACGTTAAGTACGCCCAAGCGCAATGGCAAAAAAAGAAGGAAGCACACACCGCCCGCTTGCGTGGGCAAGTAGCAAAGGTGCAAGAATTTGACAAGCCAGGTGCACCAATTGGGCCGATGCAGCGCAGTAGCTTAAATGTAGAGATGGCAAACCGGTTGCACAACCGCCCGCCGCCGGAACGCAAAGAAATGATCAAAATGACCCTAGACCAAATGAAAAGGATGAAATAAATGGAAAACGAAGTTGTCGCACCCGACACGCCCGAAGTACCAACACCCGAAGCCCCTGCGGTTGCCGAGCCGCAAAGCCGTGCCGATACGATCCGCGAGGCATTGGCAAAAGACCCGACTAGTAAGGGCACATTGAGCCAGCCCCGTGAACAGGGTAAAAAAGCATCAAAATTCCCAACTGACCAATCTCAGGCGCCCAACACGCCCGCTAAACCGCAAGTGGATATGCCTAAATCCTTGCGTTTGGACTTAAAAAATCATTGGGAAAAAGCCCCGCCGGAACTTCAGCAAGCCTTTGCCCAACGGGATGCCGATTACGAAAAAGGCATTACGGGATACAAAACGCGGGATGCCGAAGCACGGGCCATTACCGAGCAATTTGCCCCTTATGAGTGGATTTTGCGTAATGAAGGATCAACCCCAGCGCAGGCCATTGCGCCTTTATTGCAGACTGCGGCATTGTTGCGGACGGGCACACCGGCACAAAAAAGCCAAGCCGTTGCCCACATGATCCAGCAATTCCAAATCCCTTTGGATCAAATTTCTGCTCATTTTGGCGGTAATGCCCCAGTTCAGCAAGATTCGCACTACAATGATTTAGCGCAACAAGTGCAGCAGTTAACGCAACACATTACGCAGCAGCAGTACCAAGCGCAAAAAACGAATGAAAACAGGGCACTCTCTGTTATCCAGCAATTTGCAGGCGACCCCGCAAATATGCACTTTGAGGCAGTCTCAGACCGAATGTTGCAGCTTCTCCAAGCGCCACAGGTTTTGGGTGACACAAGTCAAATGTCCGAACGCGAGAAATTGCAATTGGCTTATGACACGGCAATTAGGCTTGATCCGCAAATAGCGCAAACTTTGTATGCTCAACAGCAACAACAAGCGACAGCGACAGCCCAAGTGCAAAGAGCGAGAACAGCAGCGGTAAGCGTGCGCGGCGCACCTGGTGGCAGCGTAAACCCCGCTATTAATCAACAAGACCGAAGAGCCGTTATAGCCAATGCGCTACGGTCATTCGGTTAAATAGGAGTTAGTCATGGCATACGCAAATGCAAACTACTCAGACGTTTTAGCGACAACGATTGAATCGCGTTCCGGCACAGTTGCCGATAACGTGACCAAAAACAATGCCTTGCTAACCCGTTTGCGTGAAAAAGGACGGTACAAGCCGTTTACCGGCGGTTCGACCATTCTTCAAGAATTGTCCTTCCAAGCCAACTCAACCGCAATGTACTATTCGGGCGCTGAAGTCTTGGACATCAGCCCTGCGGACGTTATCAGCGCGGCTCAGTTTCCCATCAAGCAGGCTGCTGTTGCGGTCACCATCAATGGCTTGGAAATGCTCCAAAACAGCGGCGAAGAACAGATCAT